GAAACACAGCGACAATTTATCACCTACTAAGGCTGCATTGATAGTCGATCATTTATTTGCTCCTAAGCCTTTAGGATTAGGTGAGAAGGCTATTGATTATGCTGAGAAAGCAAGATATAAAGATGGTAGCCCAAAACCAAAAACATCTAAAGACCACCTGAAAAAAATAAGGGAGACAGGCAGTGATAAGGCCAGGGAATTTATCGATAACATATCCGCTTTACGAGGACTAGAGAAAACCCTACAGACATATATTATTGGATTCCTAAAACATTTGCAGCCAGACGGGAGATTTCATCCATCGGCAATACTGTATAAGGGTAGTTTTAACGATAAGGGCGAGTCTGGGGCTACTACGGGTAGAACATCATTTAAAAACCCTCCTATCCAAACAACCCCTAAAAGAACTAAGTCAGCAAAGAAGTTACGGAGAGCTTATATAGCGCCTCATAAATACTCAATAGTTGAATTGGATTACGATCAAGGGGAATTAAAACTAGTAGCAGATCGAGCTAATGAGCCGGAAATGCTAAGTATTTATAAGTCTGGTTTAGATTTACACGCAGCCACAGGGGCCGAGGTAGCAGGTTATAGTTTATCTGAATTCATGGCTATGCATACAACAAATCCCGATGAGTATGATAAGTGGAGATTTAGAGCTAAGGCTATAAATTTTGGATTAATATATGGGATGCAGGCCAGGGGGTTTAAAAACTACGTGTATTCGGACTATAATTTATCCATAACACTGCAGGAAGCTCAAAACTGGATAGATATATTTTTTGCCAAATATGCGGCACTACCTAGATGGCACGAGGAGGCTATAGAGGAGGCAACAAGGAAGGGTTATGTTGAGAGTAGATTAGGTAGACGTAGACACATACCCTTAATAAACTCCTGGGACTGGGGTCTGAAATCGAAAGCACAGAGGCAGGCCATTAATTCCCCTATACAGTCATGTCTATCTGATATGACACAATGGGCGCTAGGTACTATCTACGAGAATATGGGTGATAACGAGTATATACGCCCCTGTATGATGATACACGATGCTCTGATTTTTTATGTAAGAACCGACTATTTGTACCAAGGTATCAATACAATAAGAAAAACCATGGAGAATCTACCACTACACAAATTGAATTGGGAGCCTAAACTAAAATATACTGTTGGAATCTCCTACGGAGATAGACTATCTGATTTAAAGGAGATTAGTAAATCCAGCGAGGAGTATACGGATATAATTAACGCCGGCTCCTTTTATTAATGGCCCATATGAGCAAACGGTATAATTATGAACACAGATCATCAGGATATTTTGGAGAAGGTTGCTGATACATTAACTAATGTTGTTAGTGTTGAGGATATATTCGAAGATAACTATGAGGGCTTTAGCACCAATAGTGCATTTAGCGGCCCAAAACTTATAAAACCACTTATTAACCCTGCTTTATTATTTGACATCATGGAAATGAGTAGTGTATTACCCCAATGTATTGATAGTATGGAGTGTAATATAGACGGTACAGGCCAAAATATTGTTTATAGAGGATCTGACAATAAGAATGAAGAGTTAATGGCTATATTACAGGATTTACTAAATAATCCATTTCCACAAACAACATCAATAGCTCTTCGTAGGGCATTACGAAGGGATAAGGAGATAACGGGAAATAGCTATATGGAAATCATGAGGGGGGCTGACGGGAAAATATTGTTTATGCGTCAGGCTCCGGCGGCAACAATAAGGCTAATAAGGCCTAGCCCTCAAATTGAGAAAGAAGTTTTCATCAAAAGAGGCGCTAATTACGAATCATTCTCAATAAATCTAAAAGAAAAAGGTTTTGTCCAGCTAACTACAAAAGGCGCTAAACCTGTGTATTTTAGGGAGTTTGGAGCACAGCAGTATATCCATAGATATACAGGCGAATGGTCTAGTACTAGTTTTGGTGCAGAGGATGGCACGGAGATAATCCATGAGACTAATATAAAAAATTCTAATAATCCCTATGGCACACCTAAATGGATTAATAGTATTGTGAATATTTTATCGGCCCGTAATGGAGAATTAATAAATCTAGATTATTTTCAATCAGGCGGAACGCCTCCTGTAGTCTTTTTAATAAAGAATGGGTCAATATCTAAATCAGCAAAAACCACTTTAAACGCTTTGTTTGATCCTAGTGCGAAACTAAGGCAACGCAGCGTTGTGGCGGAGGTTAATCCCTCTACGGGAGCATTAGATAGTGCAGAAAAAATCGATGTACAGGTCGAGAGGTTTGGCTCAGGTGATGGTGTTCATGCTCAGTTTGGGCCGTTCATGGCTAGAGCCGAACAGCAGATAAAATCTAGTTTTAGATTACCAAGCATTGTTTTAGGTGGCAGCGGAGAATCATCAAATTACGCCACGGCATTTGTAGCATACCAGACTGCCGAGCAGCAGGTTTTCGCACCCGAGCGGCTTGAATACGATAATTTAATGACGTTAACGGTGATTAGAGATATGGCCTTAAGGATGGGTGTACCTGATCCTGAAAATTACGTTTTACAATCGAATCCACTATCTATTGTAGACACTAGCACACAGATAAAAGCCATTAATTTAGCAGCAGATAAGCACGCCATAACAAAAGATAGCTATGTAGAGGCGGTTAATAGTGTCGTTAGTTTAGACTTAATTGTTAGCGATAATGAGGATGAGGCTTTAAATCAGTTATCTACTGAGAGTGATTCTGGAGGCACGATTGAAGGGACTATGACAAATAATAATGTAGAGCAGGCTAGGCCGGTAACGCCTTTATCGAAGTCCGTAGATAAAAGCCTAGTGAATTTAAGTAACGACATATTGATAGTAAAAGGCCTAAAAAAAGGTGAGTTAACACAAAGTATAGATGATGTGTTAGTAGCGTTTAATACACTTCCTGATACTGATAAAAACCACCTAAAATACTTAATGCCAGCCTCGTTTTTCGATTCTTATACGTCAGATGTTCAGGGATTAGCAGAAATATTTAGTTGTGCTATGGGTAGTTATTAATGATAAATAAAGCCGCCTATGTATCGTTAGAGCAAACGCTAATTAACAGATTAAAAGATAATTGGTTAACGTACATAGGAGAAATCAGTAAAAAACTAACTAAAATGTTAGATAATAAGGAGTACCAATTAGCACTGGAGTTAATTGATACTATTAGTATAACTAAGGCCATAAACGAAGAAGACTCAGCTTTTATAAGGTTCCTGAGTATGTCTAGCGTATTATTTGGAGGATCTGAAATAACAGGCAAACCTAATAAGAAAAATTTCCTGGCCGATGAGGATAATAAAAGTATTATAGATGATTCTGTAAATATCTTGTGGAGATTATTATTAAGCCAAGAGGAAGGATATAAAAGATTATTAAGGGATGATTTAAATCAAATTATTTTAAATGAGTCAGAATTGTCTTATAGAAAGGCCGCTCGTGTTAGGGATAGAGAGGATTTTTTAAATAGTTCTCTACTAACTAGAGGAGGAGCTACAATTAATATTGCCTCATCATTACACACTAATAGATTAGCGAATTACGGTTTTTTAGTGGAGGCTGAAGTTAGTAATATACTAACTTATGAGATTAGTGAGCAGCTTGATTCTAGAACATGCCCAGTCTGTAGAGTAATGCACGGAAAAGTTTTCTCCACTACGCAGGCTAGAAAACGGTTAAATAAATTATTAAAAACGGATGATGCTGAAGAATTAAAAGCCATATCTCCATGGCCTAAGCAGAGTGCATCAGCTATTACTGAGTTGGAGCGTATGACGGGAAACGATCTTTTAAAAAGAGGATTAGACACGCCCCCATATCACCCGTTATGTAGGGGATTACTAATAAAAACCAATAAACAAATAGAGGAGAATTTATTAACAATACCTATTGCAATCACCGAGCAATTAAACCCCAGTGCTAAATCGCTACCTAGGAGAATTTTTAATGAGGATCTGGACGAGAACACGCAATTAGTATCCCCTAAATCCGATAAATTTTATGCAACGTATACAAACACAATAGGAACGACGAAACCAAGCAAATTACTATCCCGCATGAATAAAGGCTTGGATGATGACGCTCGATCAGTAATTAGCCTAATAGACGAGAAATCATTTAGGCTATTTAGTACTGATAATGAGGCCAGCTTCACTCGTATTTTTAAGAGGGATGATAATAATTCTCTGGTAGTGCATCATGAATTATTAGAGATTAAAAAATCTGCTAATATGCATGAAAAAATTAGAGAAACACTGTCATACCAAAAAGATCTTTATTTGGATTTAGGTGTATCTAAAATTTTTAGTAAAACGGGTATAAACCTAGACGGTTTTGCCAAAGTGAAGTATGGCTTTCTATCTTCTAGTGACGATTGGGATAAGACTAGTAGAGCTATAAGCACAGCATTATCACAACTAGGTGATAGGGTGAATCCCCTTACGATACAAGTAGTTACAGCCGCGTTGAATCAAGGGCCGGTGGGCGTTAGGCTCATATCTGAGATAACGGAGTTAGTAGGAGGTGAGTTAGTAGCAAAAAAATTATTAGCTAATTTAAAATGGTTAGGTATACTAGACATGA